TGAGCAAGGCATGGAGGATTATTTAATAGACCGGTATCAGGCTGGCGATTGGCTCCTTCTTAACGAAGGCTTGAGTAACGATGTCGGGCTTACCGGCTACAGTCTGGTCCAGCGCCTTACCGTAGGGGATTTGGGGTACGATCAGCGCTTTGTTCTTGAAGAACACATGTCTTTACCGATGTCGAGTGAAGATTTGGCAGTCGAAGTCATCGGAAACAATGAAATGACCCTATCGCCGATAGAGAGTTCTTTTGGCGCTGAAACTGGCGGCCAGGTGGACGGGTACTTAAACACCGACGCTCTGTTGCTGGTAGACAGTGGGTTGACCGTAGATACGGCATGGCTAACGGCCTATGGCTTTACGCAAAGAATGCAGGAGGCACCTGTTGATGATTTTTTCTGGTTGTCTCTGGCATTGCCCGGAGGCTGGGTAGCCACCAATATCACGGACTTTGGCACTAATGATAGTACTCCAGCTGGCTGGGAGACCGCGTTATGGGATGAGCTTATCTATACGGATCACAGGCGCAGGATGACCTATAGCCCCACGGGAGATATTTTGGAGGACGTAATTCTACCCTTATAGGGCTTAACAGCAGCAGCTTTAATGTGCCCTGCTGTTGCCATATACAACATGAAGGTCGTTACCTTACTTGAGGTAACAGAGAAAGGAGGGACAAGAATGGCAGAGCATGAGGAAGTTAAGATTCCGGTCAAAAGCCGCGCCCAAGCAGACGAAGAGCAATACCTTACTCCACAGGCAGTGGAAGGCATCTGGCGGGACGAAATCACATACCAGGACGGCCGGATTGAGGTTAGGGAGTGGAAACATAACCTGGTGGTCAACAAGCTGTCGGAGTTGCTGGCGGCACTCTTCAAGACGCATTCCGGCATCGTGGGCGCGCAGTACTGGGCAGTCGGCCGCGGTGACCCGGCCTGGGACAGCCGGCCGGATACGAACGGCGACGGTCTGCCTGACCCGCCGCAGCCCACGGTCACGCAAGCGCAGTTGCTGGATGAGATCGCCCGCAAGACCGTCGCCGTAGTATTTCTGGACGCCAGTAATAACGAGACCAGCAGTATTACCAACCGGGTGGAAGTCTCGGCGACCTTCAATGTAGGAGAAGCAAACGGACCCTGGCGAGAGTGGGGAGTGTTTGGCGGCAACGCCACCAGCACCAAGGACAGCGGTTACATGGCTGATGCCGTCAATCATCCGGTTCTTTCCAAGCCGGCTGGCGACGGGGACTTCAGCATTACCCGCCGCGTAAGGTTCACGTTCTAAGGAAAGGAGGTAGAAAGAAGTGCCGTCGTTTCAGTACGATACCAATTATGCGAGAGAGCGAGCCTTTGAGAAGGTGCGCTTTGGGGCGAAAAGCCCCATCCTAGAAGTTGAGCTTAACGAGATGCAGGATATTCTGCGACAACTCGTGCGGGAATACATGCAGGCGCAGTTTGTGAGCGGCGTGGAAGCGCCTTTGACCCTGGCCGGGACAAGCTATACCAACACGTTACGGATTAACGCTTTCTGGGCATGGGTCGGAGGTCGGCGGATATACGTCTCCGGCACCGATAACGGCGCCCACCTTTCGGTGGCCGACGGCCACAACTACTTCGATGCAGGAGCCCCGCCGGCGGCGGGGGACCGGACGGACCTGGTATTCCTGGAAGTATGGGAAGGCGAGGCCAAGCCGGGAGAAGGGCTCTATAAATGGGGTACCCAGAACTCCGATCAGGCGCTTACTAATAACCTTTTGGATAGTCGCATCGGACAAGAAACCACGTGGCGCCATCAGATCATGAACGAGATCCGAGTGGCCCCGGGGATAACCAGTATCCTCAACGCCACAGATAAAACGGGTGCTGCGGTCAGCGATCTGGGCAACGGGTTATACGGCAATCAGAGCACGGGCCATTACCTTATCCCCCTGCTTACCGTACCTCGGTCTGCCGGCGTTACCACTATTGATCTTACTGAGGTCAGGTCGGCTTACACCGTGGCGCGGCAGCGGGATGATATTGCGGCCGAACACCTGCTGGCCATGGGCGCCGCCGTGGGTGAAGCACTCCATATGGCCAATAGCCTAAACCTGGAATTGGACAAGTGGGCTAAGCAACGTATTCAGCAGGGCGAAGCCACTATAACCAATCCTGATCCCGGCGCTACTTACTATCGCAGTGCTGATGCTTACGTCCTAGTAAGCATCAGCGGATATCCTTTGCTGGATACACCGAACTATTCCGTGCTTGTAGAATTGATTAGTTCTCCGAATCCCGATGCGGTGGGGCGGCTGGAGATCTACGACAAACAAGCCAATGGTTTTAAGATTAGGTATAGCGGATCCGCGGCCAGTGCTACGGTACGGTGGACCGTGGTGGATCCGGATCTGCTGTAGCTGTAAGGAGGTGGCAAGAAACATGATCGTTGAAGAGGTATCCGCGGGCCAGAAAGCTGTACACGAAGTAGTAACCAATGTTAACGACGAACCGGAATTGATAGTCTCTATTAACGACCAATCGGTGACGGTAAACCTGGCGGAGAAAGAACAAGATGTAGAAGCGCTAGTAGATATCTCCCTTGGCGAGGGCGGAACGTTGATCGAGGGCATCGGCAAATGGTACGTGGCCACGGTAATCATTCCGCCGCGGACCTACCATTTGGTTGATACTGGCGAAGTAAACGATAATGGTGAACCGATAATGGTACCTGAGGCTGATCCCGTTAACCCGGATAACGCAAGACTTTGCTTATGGGGACTACCAGAAACGGTCTCCATAGAAGGGGGTAGTGTATAATGCCTTTTGTTATCTCTAGCAAGGACGCTTATCGACAGGCGGTTGAAGCCGCTACCGGTGGCAAATGCACTGTTCTGTATGATGACTTGGGCCAACCGTCTGTAATGGTGAGGATACCGAAGTTTAACTTGGGCGATGTAATAGACGGCGCTCCCGCGACGCCGCATCCCGCCTTTATCGTTAATGGCGTGGAAAAAAATGAGATCTTTGTTTCCCAGTTCCAGTGTGTAATCCAGAACAGTCGGGCCTATTCCCTGCCCGGGCAGGATCCTGCAGCCAGTTTAAACTTTGATGCTGCCTTCAATGCCTGCGCCGCCAAAGGCGCCGGGTGGCATTTGATGAGCAATGCCGAGTGGGCCGCCTTGGCCTTGTGGTGTAAGAAGGCCAATCTTATGCCTCGTGGCAACAATAATTATGGGTCGGACATCTCAGCGGCCTATGAACGTGGGAAAGAAACCACTTCCTCCGGCGGACAAACCAATCGAATAGCTACCGGTTCCGGGCCCGCCAGTTGGGCGCACGACGGCACCCCCGCGGGCATCTTCGACCTCAACGGCAACGTGTGGGAATGGGTGTCCGGCCTGCGCCTTAACAACGGTGAGATACAGGTGATCCCGGACAATAACGCAGCAGATAATACCGTGAGTCATGCCGCCGGCAGCGAAGCCTGGAAGGCCATCTTGCAGGATGGCAGTTTGGTGGCTCCGGGTACAGCGGATACCCTCAAGGTCGATAACACGACCGCAGGTGATTCTACCACCACTTCTCATGACATTGGCGGGGACCTAAAGATAAACACCGTAGTTGCAAATCAGATGTATGTGCCAGGCGGACAGGTAGACTACGGGTATTCGCAAACATTGTTTGAGACTATTGCAGCCGAAGCCGGCGTGACGATCCCCGATTTACTGAAAGCTCTAGCGTTGTTCCCACTCGATGCGTCGCATGGTGGCGACAATGTTTGGGTGCGTAACTACGGCGAGCGCCTGCCGTGTCGCGGTGGCTGTTGGAGCAACGGCGCCGACGCGGGTGTGTTCGCTCTCAACCTGTTCGACCCGCGGTCGTGCGTGCTCACGGGCCTCGGCTTCCGCGCCGCTTTCGTTGGATAACTGAATCCTGAATCCTGGGCCGCTGGCGGGGACGCAACCAACCCCCGCCAGTGGAGAGGAGCAATGCCAATGCAGCAACCTGTCAAAGGAGGAGCGGTAAACAACCAACATCAGCATAAAGAAGAGCGCCTGCTGATTATCGAAAAGACTTACGACATGTTAAAGTATGCCGATCAATGCGTGACGCAGTTTCCGAAGAAGGAGCGATATCGGACAGCCACAGGCATCATGCAATGTGCTTGGAATATCATGGATCTATTTTTAGAAGCGCGATACCCCGAGCGCCGCATGGTAGCACTACAGAGAGCCGATATCGAATTAGACAAACTGCGTTACAAGATTAGGTTTGCTATGGAGTTAACCTTTCTTCCCTTCAACAAGTATGAAACCCTGGCGTCCATGGTTGACGAGATCGGCCGGATGCTGGGTGCGTGGAAGAAAAGGTTAAAATAAAGTTTTGGAAGCGGGTCCAAAGCGCCTGCCGTATCGCGGTGGCAATTGGAACAACGGCGCCAACGCGGGTGTGTTCGCTCTCAACCTGAACAACCCGCGGTCGAACGTGAACACGAACATCGGCTTCCGCGCCGCTTCACCCCATCGGCCAGAAGTGGTAGGCTCACGGGCCTGCCTCCAGTGCCAGGGGATAAAGGGATCCGCTTCCCTGCCGCGTCCCATTATTTGGGCCGGCAAAAGACTTGAATTGCCAGGAAGGTAGTTAGTAGGTCGGCGAGGCCGAAAGGTGCCACGCTTGGCGCCTGGCAAGGATGGCTGCCCAATCCCGACGGGTACAGCCTGGGCGAGAGCGAGATGCGATGATTGCCCAGTGTCGGATGGGAAATAAGGGTGCCTCCATAGAAGGAGGCTCTGGGGTTTGGGCGGCTTTCCGGACCCAGGACTTAAAGGAGCAGGGTAATTAATTGAAACGACTCAAAGACCTCTACCGCCAAGTCTACGATTTTGAAAACCTCTACTTGGCATACTGCGAATCTCGAAAGAGCAAACATTACCGTGATGAAGTGTTAAGGTTCAGCGCCAATCTGGAGGGCAACCTGATCCAACTGCAAAATGAATTAATCTGGAAGCAATACAGAGTAAGCCGTTATCGCGAGTTTTTTGTTCATGACCCCAAGAAAAGGTTGATCATGGCGCTCCCGTTTAGGGACCGCGTAGTGCAGTGGGCAATTTATCGCGTTGTTAATCCGCTATTGGATCGCCAGTTTATCTGCGATTCTTACGCCTGTCGGGTTGGCGAAGGCACCCACAAGGCCGCAGATAGATTGCAGTACTGGCTCCGTTACCTTGACCGCCGCTATCCCAAGGTATATGTCCTCAAGTTGGACATCTCGAAATACTTCTACCGGGTTGATCATGCGGTTTTGAAGGAGATTCTACGGAAGAAGTTTGCCGATCCGGATCTCTTGTGGCTTTTGGGCACTATTATCGACGGCGACGGCCATAAGTTCGGG